CTTTCAGCTCAGCGGTCATAATGTCCTCAAACTCTTCAAGGTCTTTCTTGGCAATCTTCTGAATCTTAGGAATCATCCTGTCTTTAATCTTCTGCACCTTGAGAGCCAGCTTGTTCCGCTTCTGCTCCAGCTTCTCACGCTTGTCATTGAGCGCAAGGTGCTCTTTTTCCATCTCTTTCGGGATAGCGGCGAGTTTCTCTTTACGAATCTCGTTAGCGACCTCTTCCAAGTCTTTCACTAAGGCATTGATTTTCTCTTTGAGTGCCTCACCTTTTTCAATCAAATCCTTTGGCTCAACCTTGGCGGTCAGCTTCATCTCTTTTTCAGATAGCTTGTCGATGTTTTTCTGTAGAGCGTCTATCTCCTTTGAGAGTTCACGCCCTTCGTTGACCACCGCATCCTTATCTTGAATGAGTTTAATAATTGCCTTGTCCTCAATGATTATCGTTCCGGTAATGTCTGGCTTCGGAACAGATTTTGGTACGCTTTTATCCATAGTTCGTGATTATTAGGGTTATTTATATCATACTTCTTCTCTACATACTCCTTGGCCTTACGACCCATCTCCCGACAGCGTGGCTTATCGTTCATCAAGATACGAATAGCGGCTTCAAATTCATCCTGAGTGTGGCATATCATCATGTGTTCTGCGTCTTCTTTGTCTACCTGGTACGGCGACTTACCATCGGCAAAGCCCTGCGCCACTACTGGAATACCCAGCATTGATGACTCCAGGAATTTGAGGTTGCTCTTACACTTATTAAAGTAGGTGTCTTGTCGGGGGATAACCTGCAAGTCTAAACGCATCTCGTTCTGTCTCTCATACACCTCGTGAAACTCACAAAACGGATGCCATTCGATGTCCAGTGTGTCGAGCAGTCCATACTCATCGTGATACAGCTTCTTGTACACCTCTGCATCACGCTGGACTGGTAACGAGTGCATCACCCACGTCACCTCTGGTATACGTTTCACCAAGTCGGTGGCAAGAGCGAAGTCAGCGGTACACCCCACCGAGCCAGTGAATCCGATCCGGAAGGTATCGGTATCGTTATACAGTGGCTCATCAAACATAAATGGGTCAACGAAGTTAGGCAGCACCTCTACTTTGTCGTTGAGTTGCCGATACTCATTAGCAAGAAATTCAGTCGAGCAAGTCACAAGATCAGCTTCCTTGATGAAGGAGTCAAGAGTGTCACTCATTGATGCCATCTTCTTTTTCATCCGCTTCTCGTCAAGGTATTTATTAACCTTGAAGCCGTTGTCGTCTTTGTACGTGTCATCATTGTCGTACACAATCTTCTTGCCAGCTTTCTTGAGTAGTCGAGCAAGCTCCAGCTTACGTGGGTCATCCGGTCGATGAAACACCACCACGTCGGCTTCTTGAGCAGCAAGCGATTTGTTCTCCGGTGTCTTTTGGTCAGGAAACACACTAGTCTGGTCGCCGTCCCACCCATTCGCTTGAAGTGGTTGCAGACAGCGATAGTAGTAACAGCCTTGGAGTCCAGATGTTATGTAGTATACCCTCATGACTTTGGCTTGATAACCTCACGCTTGATGACATTCCCCTGCTTGTCGAGGGTTTCTTTGATTTTAGTAATCTTCTCGGATGGAGCAAGCACCACCCTCGGTGTTTTGTCGTTCATAGTTTAGCGACGTTAATTGATATGAATATATAGTACCACGAAACCCCCGAAGATAAATCGGGGGGTGTGGGTATGGTGCTAAGACTAGCTTGAAAGCATAGCTACACCAGCAGCGTCTCGGTTCTCGATAACACCGTAGAGGATGTCTGCAGTGGTGAGAGTTGCGAGGTACTCTGGGATGTAGTTGCTCTGTACACGAACGCCATTCGCTCCAACCATGCTGCCCTTTGAGCTTGCACCAAGTGGTGAGGTAGCCCAGTGGATAGCATCTTTGTGAGCAAGTGCGTTGTAGCGACCAGTGGTTCCTGATACGTACTGGATTTGCGTGGTGATGTACACAGGTAGTCCGTAGAGGTAAGCCATTGGCTTCTTGGCTACTGGGTCTTGTACTGGACTGTTGATAGCCAGTGCAAAACGGTCGATAGCTTGCAACTGGTTCCAGAACACAGAAGGGTGTACGAAGAACGCACGATCTTCTTGTGGAATGTCACCACCATCGAGTACAGCGATAGCTGCACGGATGTCTGAGTCTGCAACAGCAGACGTAGATGCACCAACAGTGTTTGAGAATCCTGAGAACAGGGTAGTCAAAGCGGTGTCGAGCTTCTTAGCTACTGCGTAACCAGCGTTGCGAGCGTAAGTCTCCTGTACAGCGTAAGAACGCTTTACCTGAGCTGCTTCACGGTCTTCAATCGAGAATGAACACTCGTACCATTGGTCAACGGTAAGGGTGATTGCTGTCTCGGTTGGAGATGCAAGAGTAACAGCAGTTGCGTTGCTCTTAGCAGTTGCCGACATCTCAGTGATGTTCGGCGTATAGACGATGTTACCACCATCTGTTAGTTCTTCACTTCGGTCAGTAAAGAAGTTTGCAGCGACGAGGCTTGCTCGGAAAAAGTCATTGATTCGCTCACCCCAAATGGCTGGAATCATGACATCGAGGTCGCCACTGTCGCCAGTGAAAGTTCCTGTCTTTATTGTTACTTCTTGTCATACGCTCCGTGGCATTTTGCGCAGAGCCTTATGTAATCATCAATATCTCTGTGGTACTCTCGGCTAACATTAGCCCAGTGTATCTTGTGTCCAGTGAGGCCGTCTTTTCCACAATGTTCACACTTTGTTGGTTGTCCTTTGTGCCGGACAACCCATCGGTGCATGTTTCGGTAAGATGTGAAATCTCCTTTCCAGTTGTGGTGTTCTTCACCAGTTTTTACTGGATTGTTTTTCTTGTTGCGCTCAGTTACCCAAGGGCACTTCTTACCTTTGTTCCATGGTGTACAACCTTTTTTGAACGATGTTGACGTTACTATTTTTTGCCTTTTCTTTGTTTCTGATATTTTACGTTTTGTCTCCTCTGAGTGTGGTGTTGTGTGCATATACACTCATTGTACTTGTAAATGTACCAGTAGGCAAGTGACAAGGGGTAAGTCATTTCTGCTTACCTCTCACGTTTCATTCTGTTATTGCGTGAGAACGGACTGTTGCATCATCTTTCGATGCCGTATCGCTCAGTCTCTTCTGCTGCCATTATGCTTGCAGTTAGTTACCCACTTCTGGGCTTTCTATTTGATCAGATACGGTTTTAATTTCCCAAGTTTAGTTTAGGAAATGCCATAAATTATTCAATTATCAATTTACTAAGCGTTCCCCGCAAGACCTACTTTCCGATTGCACTTTTCCACATCTTGCGATGCTCCTCAGGGGTTAAGTTCGGGGTGCTAAAGTCCTTGCGGGCTTTACCTGCACCTGAACCTTTACTAGCGCCGAGTGATGCTTCTTTGTCACGTAGCTCTTTCTCGAACTTCTCCTTCCTGTAAAGGAAGTAGTCGTCCTTCTGAGCGGTGATGAGGTCAACACCCTGCTCCTCTGAGATGGTTTTCAAAACATTGATAAGGTCTTCTGACATTCCCTGTGCTTTGAGAACCTGTGCTTGGATAGCATTTTCTTGTAGGGGAACATCAGGAGATGAAAGGTCAGAGCGCTTGCTCTTGGCTTTCTCTTTTTTAAGACGTTGCTGAAGCTCGTATGCTTTCTTGCGCTCTCGTTCGAGTTCCAACTTATAGTCTACTTCGGCAGTCTCCTGCTCACCGTCCTCAGTTTCTTCTTCCGATTCTGTGTCTTCGATTGAGGTCTCGTCAACATCGGTAGGGTTCACGCCTTCTCCCTCTGGCTGTGTGTTTTCATCAAACATACATATTGCGTGGGTTCACGGGTTGCCCACATCCCTAATTAAAACAGTTCAACGCCTTAACTGTCGTGGCATAAGAACATTATACACTATTTAATCTTGTTCAAACCAAGTTTCTCGGCTGTCCAGTCTTTCCAAGACTTCGCCTTAAACTCAGTTTCCTGCACGTTTGCCCATGTGCGTTGTGGTCGAGCCATCGCCATGCGCTCCTTCTTTGAGGGTACTTCCACAGGTGCTTCCACCTTTGGTGCAACCTTCTTAGCGACTCGCTTCTTAGCGGGCGCTGTTTTCTTTACTACTGCTGTCTTTCTTGGCATATAGTTCATTTAATCTACTAAACGCTCCTCGTATCACCTCTCTGGCTTCTTTATAGCCGGTGACATCACCTGCTTTGTATGCTCGGTCGAGCACTTGTGTGTCTAGCGTGGTGAGGAGAAACTGCTTCACGCTGTCACGCACTTGTTCTTGTTCGTAGAAGATTTTGAGATGGTCTCTGTCCATACGCTATTGCATTGGTTGTGCCATTTGGGGCGCTGTTACTTGTGGAGCTTGCTGTTGCTGTGGCATCGGTTGTGCTTCTGTCTTACCCGATGGCCTACCAATACCAAGCTCGGCTGGTGATAAGCCAACGCCAGCGGTGTCGATAATCGCTCCGAATATCTTAGAGAGCGTTGGGTCTTCAAGAACGGCAAACGTACCTGTTTGTGGGTTGAATGACTGCGTGACTGTCTGCATGATACTTGAAAGTGACTGTAAGATAGCCGCTTTGTTCTGC